GATTGCACGCGGTAGCGGAATGCCTCGCCGGGGACTTCCTCAACCCACAGCGATTCATACTCCTGCCACGGTAGGTCTTTTGGTTTCGCGCTCATGCCAGTTGTTCGGTTGCTTGCTTGTCCCAGAATGGCAGCACGTCTTGCGCAAGGCGGCTGGCTGCGATCTCGCAATACCTCTCTTCGCGCTCGATCATCACGCACTTCCTGCCGAGGTTCTTGGCGGCGTGTCCCGTGGTTCCTGATCCAGCGAATGGGTCGATGATCGTTCCACCGGGACGAACGCTTATCCTCACCATGAACTGAATCAGCGCGAGCGGCTTGGTGGTCGGGTGACCCAATCGCTCGGATGGTCCACTGCATGGGAAGTTCCACAGTTCAGTTTTCGGGTCGCGTGGGTCAAGCTCGAAGTATCTCCGCAACTCCTCGTAGTCCTTCCGCAACTCCTCGTAGTCCTTCCGCAACTCCTCGTAGTCCTTCCGCAACTCCTCGTAGTCCTTCCGCAAGCGTCCATTAGCCGCTGCCTGGAGCTTTTTGTAATGCTCCTCGGTCGGAAGACACCACTGCGACCGTGCTGTATAGTGTCGCCCCGCCATGCTGGCGGTCCCGCAGATTTCGTTCAGCTTGTCACCGTTCCACCCAAGGGCTTGAAACTCTTCCGCCAAATACGCTCGGATTGGCTCGAAAACCATCCCTTTTGCTTTATCGCACTCTGCCGCGTACCCGCTTTCCCCAAGCGCCATGTTGTCAGAACCGTAGTGTTCAGCCATTAGGATTCTTTCGGACTCATGGGCTGGCGAGCGTAGAATCTTCGGGCTGTGCTTTTGGGCGTGCGGCGCTGGCTTTTTCCAGACTACATGAGCTAACGGATTCAGCTTTTCAGCAATGATTGATTCTATCCGTCCAGCGAGCGACGGCCACGCAAACCACCACAGCGTAGCGTTCGACTTCATAGTTGGAACAATCAGGTTTAGCCACTCCTTGCAATCTTCCAGCATGTGCTTTCTCTGCTTCCATTCGTTGTCAAATTCTCCTTTGACTTTGCCGTACGGCGGGTCGGTTAAAACGCAGTCGAATCGGCCAAGCATCGGTAGAATATGGCGGCAGTCCCCGTGGTAGATCGTGATTCCGTCGTGGTCGTAGTATGGTGTCGGTAGTTTCATAAGCTGCCAAGGGGTAGAAATTCAGCGAGTCGGGCGTGTGCCTTCTCCAGTTCGTCGGCGAGGTCGGTCAAGAACTCCATTTGCACTGCCGGCCAACCTTTCGGAGTGTGGTCGATCTCGAAAGTCCTCACGCGGGCCACCAGTTGCGCCCACGCTGGCGGTGGGGCGGGTTTCGGCTTCCTTGTGCGCTTTGGTGCCGTAGCGGGTGCCTCTGGCTTCTGGCGCGGTTTTAGCGGCGGCTTTTCCTTCCCTGCCTCGATCTCGTCTTGGGTGAGCCAGATTGCTGCCCATCCTGGGTGACTCGGCCAAACTTTAGTCATGCCTCCTTCGCGCATGATGAGCGTTCCGCCTGCTCGCTTGACCCTGCCCCGGCGCAGGTAGGTGATGATCTCGGGTGGTGTGAATTTCATGGTTTCAGTCGTGGATTTTTCAGGCACTCTTGCACCTTGGCTTTTGATATCAGCGCATTCAGATTCGAGATTGCTTCGGTCACCTCGGCGCGGCCCTTCTTGGTGAGCACCCATGCGGTGCAGTGGAGGGCGGCGACATCCGGCGCTTTCTCGCAAAACCCTTTCTTGGCAAGTTCGATCATGACTGCGGTTTGAACCACCCGGCCCGCGTCCTGCGAGATGGTGACTAGTGGGGCGACTTGGAATCCCCGGTTGGTCACGCGCAGCAAGGAGATAGCGGCGAATGCCTCCATGACCGTGAATCCTCCGATTGATGCTTTGGTGGCGGCCAGAATGGTTTCGTTGTGAACCTCTTCGTGCAGCCAGCGGAGCCACTTTTGCGGGGTGATTGGTTTGATCATGTGTTTGCTATTTTGATTGCATTGGTAATCGGGCGAAGGAACTCGCAATCCTCGCAGTTGCATCCTTCGTCGGCATGATGTCCGTACCTATTGATGACATGGTGGCAGGCATCCTGAAGGAATGGCGCGGCGACAATCAGCTTCTCCCAAATGCACACTACGTCTATCGCATTACCGAGTAGCGTCGGGTCGGTCGGCGGAACATCATCGCTGCCCCTCCGCCATTGGTTGTGCTGCCGCAGAATCTCGATTGCTTGGGTGGTTGTCATGGTTGGAATCGTTGTTTTTTCGCGCCCTTCTTGGCGTCGGTTTCGTCTTGTCCTTCAACAAACCGGATTCTTGCCCGGTCGAGAATGAGCGGCACCCTGGTGCCTCCGCTGCCATAGTGGCGGTCCTTGGCGATGAGAATGTACCTGTGCTGCTTGTAGGTTTCCGAGTCTTTGTTGCGGTCCTGAATGATGGAAAGCACCGCATCCGCGTCTTCCTCGATCACCCGGCCATGCTTCGTGTCCCCGTCCTGGTTGAGTTGGCTTAGCACGATCAGGGTTATTTGTAGGTCTTGGGCCAGTTCTTGCAGTGCATGGGAAATCTCGCTCACCTCGGCCTCTTTGTTGTCGTGCTTCGATCCCTTGATTAGTTGGACATAATCGACGGCGGCAATCTTTATCCCAATTTCCCGGTGTGCCTTTCGGATGGCGGCAAGGATGGTTTGCAAGTTTCGGTTGGCTGGGCGCTGGACTCGCAGCGGGGCGTGACCGATCACAGGGATTGTGCCTTGGATCGCCTTCATCAACCCGGTTGCCACTTCCTCCCCGCCGTTCTCTCTGGCGTATGCCTTGGGCTCGGTGAATGCTCTGGCCTCGATTCTCGCTTGCTGGACAATCATCCGGTCCATCACGTCCCTCTCTGGCATTTCGAGCGAGAGGAACAAGCAGGGTGTGCCGTCCGTGGCCGCGTCAAGGATGATCTGGGAGGCGAGCACGCTCTTGCCGCCCTCGGGGTAGGCTCCGATCACCCAAAGCCTGCCTGGGTGCGCTCCGTGCAAGTGGTAGTCGAGCAGTGGCAGCGTGGCGATTCCGGTCGAGCTTTCCTGACCGCTGGCCCGCCGCGTGAATCGGTCGAAGCACTCCTTCATGATGTCCTTGGTCGTCAGCGGGGGCGCTGAGTCGGTCATGGCATCGGAAATGGCGGTGATGGGTGCGGCGATGGCATCCGATAAGCTGTCCGCGTCCTCGGTGGTCGCTGCTTCGATGATCCGGTTTGCGGCGATCACTGCCAAGCGGCGGGCTCGGAACTCTGAGAGGATGGCGACGTTCTGAGCGATGGCGCTCCCAGACACGTTGTAGGTGTAGAGGTCGGCCAAGGTTGAGGGACCTCCTAGAGCGTCCATCCGCCCGGTGTTGCTGGCCGCGAAAATCAGCGCGTGGATGTCGAGCGGTTCACCTGGAAACCGGCTGCCAGTCTCGATCTCCTTGCGGACGATAGCAAACCACTCGCGCATGTTGGAATGGAAATGGTCGGCGCAAAGGTTGGGTGACTCCCAGAATGCCTCGGGGTTGTTGATGATCGTGGATAGCACAAGCTTTTCGTGCATCTCACTGCGGGGCATGGCGGGGGCGATGGTCATTTGCTGGGTGTTGGTTCAGTGTCCGCACATTCCCTCGCATTCCTGCTCAAAGCCGAAATCCATCTGGCCGGGGTTGGTTTCAAATGTCGCTGTGCGCAGCGGGGCGAATCCTCGCCACACGAAAAGCTGTCCGGTGATGCCAGCGCCACACGTCCGCTTGCCTTGGCTTTCGCGGATTGCTTCGTCATACTGGCAGGCAGCTTCAAACGCCTCGGGTTCGTCGCGCTTCATCGCCGCCCAGCCTGCATTGCTCCGGTATGGGCAGTACACGCAAGCCGACTTGGCCGCCTTCATTCCGAACTCTTTCAGCAACCACGCTTCGCAGTCGCGGCGACTCCATCCAAGCTCAAGCAGCGGGTGGGTGTTGGTGATGAACTTCACGCCGCTTGCCCGCTCTCTCTGCCGCTCGTCGGTGCTGATCCCGATTTGTGAGATGACATGCTTTGCTCCATGTTCCAGCATCAGTTCACGGGTCTTGCGGCGAATCGGCGTGATCTTGTAATCCTTGGTGCATTTCCTCCAGAGCATCCCGCCTTGGTCCTGGTTGAGTGCTTTGCGGCGGCGGATGTTCCAAGCGTTCCAAGCGTCGTTGAAGTCGTCACCGTTGGTATCAAACTCGAACTCTTCCGCTTCCATGGTTTCAAGGTTGGTCACCTTGGCGAAAAACTCGGATCGCTGGGGTTCCGGTTCAAGCAACACCGCTTCGATCTCATCGGGCGTCAAGTCGCGGTCCTTGACATAGAACGGCGGCTGACTCGCCCGGTTCGTCTCGCCTCGCAGCGCAGCCAAGAAGTCGTTTCCAAGTCCGTTTCCGAATTTGACCGTGTGGACCGGAAACGATAGCATCGACTTGAGGTTTTCAAGGTGCGCATAGACCGTCGCCGGTTCGTCGCCAGTGTCGGAAAAGATGGCGGCGATTGGCTTCTCTATCATTCCGCGTTCTGCCATAAGGGCGAGAGCGGTTGATTGAACTCCTGCGCCAAGGGATAGGATTGTGATTGTTTGATCTGTCATTTGCTGGCTTGGTAAATTCTGGCCCGGTCGAGTTCGACGTTCCAGTTGTTCAATAAGGTTGCGAGGTCACGGCGGCGGAAGTCTTCGGCCTGGTCGATCTCGTCAAGGTAATAGGATTCCATCAGGTCAATCTCTTCTGGCTTCGGGTCAACCGTCTTTAGGGCCACTGCCTCGGCCACTGTCCACAGGGTTCCTTCACGCCGGCCAAGCATCTTGCCGATCCGGTTCATCAGTTTGGAGTTGATGTTGACCCGCGCCTGTTTCCGTTCCATCGCTCCCATCCGCTCCCATCCTTTGGGAAGCACGCAGGCGGGGCGCTTCACTGGTTCTGAAACCAACTCCAGTTCTTGTTCTGCTTGGCTTGGCTGGCCTTGCTGGCGGTCCTGTGCGCTCGCCCTGCAAAGCTCAATCCAGCCGTTCCAGTCGGGTGCCACCGGCATCACATCGAGCTTGGCGGCAATCCGCCCTTGGTTGTCGGTGAATGCCTTGCCGACCATGAACCGCTTTTCTGTCGGCGCTCCGCCATTCGGGCATTCACCGAAGACCGCAAAAACATTGTGGGTGTGGATTTTTCGGCTCATGGGGCAGATCAGAATGGTATGTCGTCCGAATCATCAAAATCCTGAGCAGGTTCCGTGGCGGGTGCCGGTGCCGCATTGCGATGCGTCGGCGCTGGCTGCCTGGGCGCTGGTGCGGGTATCCGCTCGCGTTGTTCGTTCGGCAGCAGGGTCATTTGCTCTGATGTCACCCGAATCTTGCTTTGCTTCTTCCCGGTGGTCTTGTCCTCCCATGTGTCTTGCGATAGTCTGCCGGTGATCCCTACCATGTCGCCCTTGTGGATATACTTCTGCGCGACCTCTGCCGCCTTGTCCCAGATCGTGACTGTGATCCAAACGACCTTTTTGGATTCTCCGAATCCGTCATCGACGGCCAGGTTCATTTCGGCCACCGCCTTTCCTTGTGGCGTGTAGCGGAGTTCAATGTCAGCGCCGACGCGCCCGGTGATGTTTACTGAGTTCATGGTTGGTGGTGTTGGTTGGAAATTTTGGAACAGATCAGTCGAGCGAACGCTTCGCGTCGCTCACTGGTGGGTTCAGGAAAGATGATAGATCAGGAAGCGGCTTCCGGCACCCCTTCGGCACCGTCCAAGGCACTATCCTCCCAATGGTGAGGGCGTAGTCGCGTGACAGGCTGCGAGCTTCGCCGCATTCATAAGCACGCCAAAATTGCATTTGCTCATCCACCGGCACTGCTACTGTCATCGCAGGCTCACTGACTCGCAGGAGGCGGCGGGCGGCGAAGTGGATCAAGATAAATGACAAGGCACCCAAGCGGGCGCAGCGCGTCATGTGGGAATACTGGCGTTCCCTGAAATGGTCGCTGGCAAGCGGGAAGCTCGAACCGGCAACGCATTTCGCTTCGATGTTGAAAAGCCGCCCGCCTTGGAGAACACCGCCGAAATCGGGCAGGGATGGATAAAGGATCGTCTTTCCCCCGAACGTGACTCCTTGCACACCGTAGCGAAACAACATCAATGCTCCGCATGACTCAAGACGTTTTGCCGCTTCGATAGCTAGCTGCTCGAAGTCTTTTCCTGATAGTTTTTCTGGTACGTTCATTGGTGTCTTGCGTATTCGCCGTGAAGTGATTTTCTGAGGTCTTGGACTGCGTTTCTGGCCGCGCTGATTGAATCAAAATATCCGGCGTGGTATTGTTTCTTGTTCACTATTACCCTAGCCTTCCATTTTTTCTGCCGTGTCGCCCACCACACTCCTTTTACTCCAGACTTGTTCCTTGAGGATAACTTCTGATTGCAGAGATTCTGTGATTTTGTGGCCGATCTTAGGTTTTGGATTCTGTTATCAAAACCATCACCATTGATATGATCTATGTCATTTTCTGGCCATCTCCCATTTACTAACGCCCACGCAACTCTGTGAACAAAGAATAGCTTGGTACAAATGCGTACTGTTAAATATCCCTTTCCGTCAGGGCACCCGCAAAGATCACCGACCTTGACTCTAATTGATCTAGGATTCTTCCAAGTTAGCTCTCCTGTTTCTGGATCGTAATTGAAAGAATGCCTTAAAAGTTCGATGTCTGGTTTGTGTCTTGCTGGTACCATGGCGGGCGGCAGATTGGTTTGGGGTTAGTTGGCTTTGCGGTTCTTCTTGGCGGCGGCGAAGTCAACAAACTCGCCCTGCCCTTCATCAGCATTCCTGCCCTTCTCGGCCAGGGCGTTGATTCCGGTCACCGCGTCATCAAAGCCAAGCGTGGTTTGCGAGCGTTCACCGGCTGCGTACCGTTCGGCTTCCGTGAGTGCGTCCATGATGAGTTCCAAGTGGGCCTTGTTGGTCACCTCCACCGATCCGCTCTCACCGTCCGCAGGCGGATCAATTTGGACGAACGGGCAGTCCATCCGGTGCAGGTAGTCGCTGCGGCTTTCGAGTTGCTTGGTGGCAAACATCTTGACCGATCTGGTCCCCGCCTTGGTCGTACTTACCGACATGCGGAACACGTTCAAGCCGGTGGCGTATTCCGACCCCAGTTCGAGGATTTCGCAGAACGCGGGAGCGAGGCGGGAGTACGCATCGGTCAGTTCTGGCAGGGGTGATTCGTGCGCAATGATGTTGCGCTCCTCGGTGGCGACCGTCTCATCCTCGTTGTTCGGATTGTAGGTCACCCCAAATTTAATCGCCTTGCGGCCAATGCTTAGGTATCTGAGTTGTGGCATGGTATTGTTGCTTTCTGGTTGTTGGTGTTGTCTTGGTTTGGGGAGAGTGAGGGCGAAGCAGTCCAGCACGCTACTCTGGTTGGGCGGTTTGGTTCTCCTCTGAGTGCGCACTCGAGGTGTTCTTCCTGCTTCGATTTGCGCCGTCTCTCCGGCTGCCACGCTATCGCCCGCGTTTGGCGCATGTGTTTTACTAATCCCAACGTGTGACGGGTGAGCCCGAATGCTGTGTGGTTACTTCATGGTGTCGTCCCTCCGGTTCTGGTTTATTCCTTAGTGGTGGAAAGTGGATACCGCGCCGGTGCTTTTTGTGACTCGTTTCGGGTGATAGGAACACAAGCGGCTATCAGTGTGATCCGGCGCGGTTTTCTGGTCCGTCACTCGACGGTAGAAAGGGGTTGCGGGTTGCATTCAGGATGTCTGCACATGCCGTCAACTTGGTTTATTTGCGCAGGATCGCCCCCGTGAAGGTATTGGCATGGCCATTCTGTCTGTTGGGTAACTGGTTCGACCTCCGTTTTCGGTGGCGCTTTCACCCATGCAAAATCCGGTTGTTCCACGATCCACAAATGACGAAAATTCGCCACGTTGACCAAGTGACAGTCTGCCGGGAAGATTTCAACGGCCCATTTTTCACCGTAACCACACTCGCGCTTGATGCGTTGCAGTTCGTCCCAAGTGATGTCAGCGAGCCACATTCCATTGTTATCAACCTTCGTGCGGCAGATTGACAGGCGGAGCGTGCCGGTCTGCGCGTTGAGGTAGGACATAGCGAGGAAGTCACGGGACCGCCATACTCCGTGCGGGTCGCTGGTTTCCTGTGGCGCGTGGTCCTGCTTGGTCATCGTGCGCGGCATGGTGTGGCTTTCGCGTTGCAGTCCTTTGCGGGCTTCGTTGAACCGCTTGCGGTCATGCTTGGCGAGGATTTGGAATGGGGTTTTCATCAGCGGCGTTTCAATGATGGTTCTGGGTTGCTGAGCGTGATTGCGTCGGCGCAGTTCTGTTCAAGGTATTCTTTCGCCACCTTGCCCTTGTAGCCGACCCCTTTAAGCAGTCCCTCGGCAGCGCCAAGGGTGATGCTCATAGCTCCGAGCGCGTTGTCCACGCTGGCCCCGGCTGCGATGATGACGTTGACCACCTTGCGGGCGTCGGTCACCTTGCGGCGTGGTGCGGATGCCTCCAGGTGCCAATGCGGACTGGTGTCTCCCCCGCGCAGCCGCTCGGTCATTTCCTCCTTGGCTGCCTTGGCGATGGTTTCGACCGTCTCGCAGCGCATGAGGAATCGCCCAAGCGTGTCGGTGTCGGCGCTGGCGATCATGCGATATGGGTCGTTCGTGACAACCAAGCTATCGGCAACCTCCAAGTCATGCAGCAACCTCGGGCAGTGAAGGCGGGAGGGGCAGTAGCGGCAGTTCTCCTCGCTGGCGGAGAACGGCACATCGAAAGGACTCGCAAGGTTGGCCGGCATTGAAAGCGCCTCCTCGATTGATTCCATGAAGAACACGATTTCTTCGCCTTGGAACGTCGCTTGCTCGACCCTGCGCATGGTCTGCACGATCACCGCATGGACCATCTCAACGTCTAGGTTGGCGGCAGCCAGCACGGCACCATGGCGAAGCTGCCAGTTTGCGGCGGGTAATGGCACCTCGTTATGCCCGGTCTTGTAGTCGAGGATCACGGCCACCGCTGGAGCGGCAGAGCGGTCCACGGCGATCAGGTCAAAGCGGCCCGATGCGATTCTTTCCCCTGCCTCGTCGTAGTGCCAAAATCGTTCTTCAACGTGAACCTCCAACTCATCGAGAGACTTGCCCATGAGGCGCACAACGGCGGCTTGCGCGGCTTCCCATAGCTCCTTGGCTTCCTCGATCTGCTCTGGCTCGCCTTCGATGATCTCTCGGCCAAGTGCCAACTCTTCGCAGATGGAGTGAACGATGATACCGTGCGTTGCATAGTTCGTCTCGATGTCACGCGGCAGCTTTCCGATGGACCGCAGATGCACGGTGAGAGGTAGGCACGCCGCGCAGTCCATGATGCGCTGCATACCGCTGGATGACGGCAACCCTTGGCGCTCGTCGGTGGTTTCGATTTGGTGAGTAGTCATGTGGATTTGGTGAGTGGAGAGGCAGGGGCAGGACTATGCTTGCGCCCATATCGCAAGCTCGAACGCCCCTGCCTCAAATTGGTTCAGTCGGGGTTCTCCTCGGTTGGGAAGTCGAGCAGGGTAGGATTGTCGATCAGGCTTTGCAGTTCTTCGTTGCTGCACTCGCTGAGCTTGTCGCGGCCAAGCCAACCGATGTTCTTCAACCCGGCTTCGACCGCATCCAGCTTGAGCTTCTTCGCCTTCATCAGTGCGCCGACTCCTTTGACGATCCGCTCGCGTAGTTCCTTCGCTGCTGCCAGTTCCTCGGGCGTTGGCTCGATCAGGTTTGGCTCGTCGTCGCTTGGTGGCGCTGGGTCGATCTCCTGCGGTGCCTCGGTTGCGGCTGGCTTCGGCGCTGGACGGACCCGCCGTTGCTCGGTAACCACTTCGGCTGTTGCGGTGGTCGTTGCGGCTGGCTGGCTGTTGGTGAGCGCGCCTGCCAAGGTTTCCTCTGGCGGGGTGACGTTGCGCATGGCTGGCCCGATGTCTTCAAGCTCCTCACGGGTTTGCATCCCGAGCGTGATGTCGCTGGCGTGGACCTTGGCAAAGAACGCGGCGGCACGATAGCGGAGCATTACTTCGCGCATCTCGGTTTGCCACTTGCTGCCGTCCTTGGCTACCCAGCCTTCTTCCAGTGCCATGTCGTAGGACACGGGCGGGCCTTCGACAACCTCGCCGGTTTGCTTGTCCTTGGCCCAGGCAATGCACCTTGTCGGGGTGTAGGTGTAGGGCTGTTTCTTGACGACCTTCTTGCGGTTCCCTTGTGGACCCTCCCACGCTTCAATATCAAGCGTGATGGTCTTTTGCGCCCCGGTCACCTCGATCTTGTATTGCAGCGGAGTGAACCGCCCGCATGAGTTCACCATGCCCATCAGGAAGATGGCAGACCATGACGGGCGACCGTGAACGACATACATATTCTGAATGACCGCGAAAGGCGAGGCACCAAGGCGGCTTGCCATTTCGAGGGCGATTGCGCAGTTGGGGACGTTGCCTTGAAACTGCTTGGGGATCAGGTCGGACGCTGCAATTAGGGTTGCTTGGCGTTGGACCAGGGCGAACAGTTCCGAGTTTGAGAACATCGAGACTGCGGTTGATTGGGTGGTAGCGAGTGCTGTTGACATGATATGTTTTCGGTATGGGGTGGGTGGATTATTGGCGTGATTGGTGATACAACTCTTCCGCCATTTGCTGCACCTCAGCGATTGTATCGACTGCGGCTAGGTGCTTCTCAATGGCGCGGCGTTTGATGAGTCTTGAAATGAAGTCGGGAACGTGGGCCGGGTGGGGCGTGCTTACCGTGAGATAGTATCCCGAGTAATATCCGCTCCCAAACTGCGGGAGTTCGTGAATCCACTTGGCAATCTCGGCGATTTCTTTCTCGTCTTTGACTGATCCTTTGACGTTATCGTTGGGATTCAGCTTTGTCAGAATCGAGCGGATAGCATCGACGTGCGGCGTGATTTCCTTTATGATTTCCTCAAGCTCGCGCTGATATAGAGCGGCTTCCAATGATTCAAATTTGTTTTGCATGATATGGGTGTTCTGGTTGGTGGATTAAATCAGGGTGTTCGGCGGGGTGCTGCGGTAGAAGTGGCGGCGTTTGTGTTCCTCACGGAGTTCTGCTTTCTGCTCGCGCTGGTCGAACATTCGTTGACGGTGGATGGCGTGGCGCTCGGCGGTGGTGAGCTTGTGGGATTCGGCTAGGGTGGCGTGTTCTGACATGATGGTGATTTATTGGTGGTAGCGATTTAGCCTTCCATGCTCATTTGGTGATGGGCACCGCACTGAGCGGAACACGTTGTCGCGGTGTAGGTCCACAATCCGCGATCCTTGTCCCTGCCTGACGATGGACGGAAGCTTCCACCTTCGATTCTTTGGTATCTCATCCCTCGGCGAACAATTCTTTGCTGATGGCCGATGCCTTCGATTGGCTTGCCGCATTGAGGACATTTTTTCGTTTCTTCTGACATGGCGTGCTTACTTCGAGATTTTGGCCTTTTGAGTAACGATGATTCCCGGCAGTCCCGGTTTCATCCCGTGTGCTTGCTGGCCTTTCAGCACAGCAAGAATGTCGGCGCGGCGGGCGGTGAGGGTGACAAGGCTGGAGTCGGCTTGATAGAGTTCGTCTAGGTTGGTCACCTCGAAGTCGATCTCGAATTTCACCCCCTCGACCGGAGCGGATGCCTTGGCGGTCAGGGCGGTTTCCAGTGCGATCTTGCTCGCCTCCTCGGCTGCACGTTGGCGCTCGGCTTCTGCAATGGCAATGTCCTGCTGGCGCTTTTCCATCAGCATGGCTTCGTGTTCGGCGAATGCTTTCAGCTTATCGGCTTCGGCTTCCTCCTCTTCGCTGGCGGCGTTGAATTGCGCTTCCTCGGCGGCGATGCGGGCGGCTTCGGCGGCGGCGGCTTGTGCGGCCTTTTCCTCCTCCTCACGCTTGCGCTTGGCTTCTGCGATCAACTCCAGGCGCAGGCGTTCCCGCTCGGCGTCTTGGCGCTCTTTCTCCGCTTTCCTGCGCTCGGCTTCAATCCTCTCGGCATAGATACCGACGAGGTGAGTGATGCGGCTTTCCTCATCTGATAGCGTGCCTGAGTAGTCCTTCGCTGCCGCGTCGATCTTCTTTCCAAGATCAAGCACCGGCTCTTTGACTTCCTTCCGGCGCTTCTCAACAGCGATGCGGACCTCTGCCAGCCGACCGATGAAGGCGCGGGCTTGGTTGGATTCGGCGGGGCTGCTGACTGTCGTAAATGCCTTCGTCTCTGCAAGCAGGTCTTGCTTGAGTTGGATGGCAGATTGGCTGACTTCGATACCATAACCGTCGCCGGTCAGGACCATTATTTCGTTTGTTGTACTCATGTGGATTTGGATTGGAGATTTCAGTTTTCCCAGAATGCCTGAGATGGGGTCTTTTCCCAAAGCTGGAGCAGCCCGTTTGCCACTCGAACAACTCGGAAAGCCACCCCGAATTTCATGTTTGCGGCCATCAGGTCGGCCAGTTCTTGCCCTGCTGGTAGGCACGCTGAGCGAGGTTCCCAACCGATCAGGGCAGGGCTGTCATGGTTCAGGATTTCGTGCTTGGTGATACACCAACCGGCAGACTCGCTCATGACTTCTTGGCCTTTCTCTTGGCCTTGGCGGCGGTGGATACCTTGCGGGCTTCGATGATGCGCTCGATGGTGGCGAGACTGACCTTGTGGCTGCCTGGGCCGAACTGGACCGTCTCGGTGAGGATCGAGCGCAACTGCCGCTCGTTGATGTCCACGATTGCGGCGGCACGGGGGATGGACACGCAGGCGACTTCATTCAGCCTGCCTTGCACCGTCTGCCATGTCCTCTCTGCCACGATGGCGGCAGCCTCGGAGATCACGCGGGCCTCTTGCTCGGGGGTTAGTGTCATAAGCGGTGGGTTGGCCGGGTTGCGTCGGCGCGGCGTTGGTTGCGGGTGAAGTCGTGCATGTTGACCGACGCGCCGAAGAAAAAGATCATGGCAAGAACAGCGCAGACGATGGCACCTCCAGCGGTCCCGTAGAACACGGCTGCGGCAGCTATGCCACCGAACACCAAAGCGGCGATGGCATTGATGATGAGGAACTTTAGCGACCGGCTGGCCTCGGCTACATAATTTTCGTGACTCATGGCTCAGAGGGTTGCGTCAATGGTTACGATGAACGAAAGCAGGGCGGTGATAGATGCGCCAAGTCCTTCGATTGTGGCGGTTTTGCTGAGGTCGATTGCCACCACCACAGCAAGCGCAGTGATCGACCAGCAGGCGATTTTGAGAGCGATGGATTTTTTCATGGGCATGGGCGCTCTATGGGTTTCAGATTGCTTCGATGTGGTGGAATGGTCCGTTAAGTGACCAGCAAGCCAGCCAACCCATGTTCTCGCTGAGCCATCTGATTTCTCGGGTTGGGAATTGGATGGATTCTGATGTTTCGAGGTCTTCTTCTGGGAAGGTTCCAAGGTATGCCCAGCGGAGTTTGCCTTCTGGGAGCGGTGGAAGATCGGGAAGGTCGGTAGGCATTGGAAGCTCTGGCGCGGCGGTCAGCGGCTCGGGCGGATTCATTGGCAAGTCAGCACCGCCAGCGACTTCGGATGATTCGTCACCTTCACCGGCAATGAACTTCGCGAGTGCTTCGCTTCTCTTGGTCTTCCGTGCCGCCAGCGTGGCAAGGAGTTCCAGCAGGGCCGGCGCGTGGTCTTCGTGGATTTCGAGGGTTAGTTTCATGGGTGGTGCGTTGGGTTGTATTGTGTTGTGACGTGCTGCGGAGTAACGCAATGTGGCGCGAGGCGTGGAAAATCAGCAATCCTCCCAAGTCAGATCATCGCCGACCGAGAACCGACCGTAGAATCCGCCATTGCGAGGGCGGAAACGACCGACGCCGATAAACTTGCCAGCCTCGATAAGGTATCGAGTGAAAACTTCCTTGGTGATAGTTTCGTCCAAGATATAGAAAGTCGCCTTGGCTTCCCATTCATGGATCACCGGGAACTTGCGGGGAACGCGGGTACCGCTGCCGCGCTTGCCGTCTGCGTGGCATGAAAAGGTTTCGCCTTCGGTTTGGTCCTTGGTGACTCCAAGCATAAGCGGGTCAGTCACAAGGATTCCCGCTGTGAAATGCTTCGTCCAAGTGGCGTTGCCCTTGCCTGGGATTTTCTCGCCAAGGTACTGTGCGCATTCCATCAGCGCGTTCTTGAGTGCCATCGGCGGGATATACACTTCGCCGGTCTTGCGGTCGTAGTGCTGATGCTCCCGCCAGTTGCGGGCGTCGTAGTCGGCGCTCGATTCCTTTTCGAGTTTAGGAACGTCGGATGAGTATTGCTTGCTTTGCGAGTATGGCGAAGCGCTTGATAATGTAACTACTGCTTTTTTCATATTGTGGATTTGGTGGTGTGAAGTGGTGTGAAGTGGTGTAACGCTGTGCGGCGTACGGTGTTGCGATGTGTAGCGTGGTGATGCGTGTTGTTGCGTCGGAAAATGGTTGTTGAGTCGTGCTGTGATGTGGGGAGCCGTGGAGTGTCGTGCCGTGCTGCGGAATGCAGTGGAGCGTTGCGAGGGAGAATGGTCGTTGAGTCGTGGCGTGGCGTGGAGCGATGCGGAGTGCAGTTGAGTGCTGTGCAGGAGAATGATTGGTGCGTTGTGTTGATTCGTGCCGTGTAGTGGCGCGGTGCGCTGTGGAGCGTTGTGGAGCGTTGTGGTGAACTATTTGCTGAAAAGTGAGGCGATATTGCCGATCTTGAGGGTTGCCGAATCCGATGTCCTAGCGGCTTGTTCGGCCAATCCTAACACCCGACGCTCTCCGCTCTTCGACATGATCCCAAGGATCGTCCCGGTGACAGTGTGCTGGATTTTCAGGTCGGGCGGCAACTTGGCGTAGTCGGCGCAAGCAAGGACTCGCAGCCCTTTCTTGGCGACCTTCTGCGACCGCTTCACCGCCCCGCTGGCAACCTCTGGGATTTCATCGTTGGACAGGCGGCGAATACCAACACCCATCACAGCGTCAAAGGCGATGCCATCTTTCAGCAGGCGGCGGCGGGCCGTGTCAAGCTGGCTGCGATGCTCCTGAACGTCGATCTTGGCGACGGTGTTCAATTCGGAGTAGGTGACCACCTGGCCGACCTCTACGGATTGAAGATGCTTGGTCAGCAACTCCGCTTCTGCGGACGCTCTGCCGATGGTGTGGGCTGGATTGAGTTCGGTTTGCATGGTGTGGATTGTTGCGTCGAGTTGCGAGGTGCGGCGGGGTGTTGTGACGTGCCAAGTCGCGCTGCGAAGAAAAGGGGATGGCGTGTTGAGTTGTGAGGTGCAGCAAAGCGAAGCGTGGTGCAGTGTAGTATCGTGCGGTGCCGTGGAGCGTCGGAAAGTGATTAGGATGGTTGGGTGGTGTTGGAGGTTGTCGCAAGAATTTCTTCAGCGACCCGTCCGAGGTGGTGGCGGGCAAAACTGCTTTCGCTCCGGTTCTCCACCACGGAAGCCGCTTTGATGCGGTCGCGGAGTGCTTTCGATACTTTGAAACCGAGGGTGCTGAACTCCTCCTGTTTCCCGTTGGATTTTTTCGGTTGGCGCTTAGGCATGTGCGAAAGATGGCGATTTTAACAACCTTTGCAATATAAATTTTCATTTTATTGAAAATAGTTTGTATTTCGTTGGAATATCAATGGATTATAGCTCCATCACGGATTCATTCGCTTTGCGCCAGTTGCGCCGCGACTGGAGTGTCGTTCCCATCTCGAAAAACCGTCTATCTTGCACCGTGTTAGAAACTTTCTCCCTTAGAGCCATCAGCATCTCTCACATTTGCTGTTTGAGAATCGGGCGGTTAGAGGTATCTCTTGCCGCGACGAGAAAGTGCAATTTCATACGTCAAGCATCTCGGGACCCTGCCCTAGAAAGGCCATCGTTGGTACTGCACTTTCCCAGCGATGGCCTTCTCCTTTGGAACATTGGCGGTGGCTTAAATCGGGAGGGAAACTTCCCTATGGAGGCAAAGGGCGGCCCTGCAAGCCGTTCACCAGTCTAGGAACTTCGTCCGGCTCTGATTCCAACCTATCAACCGGGGTTGCGTAAATGGCTCATCCCATTCCGCAAGGAAGAGAGGAGTATCCGAAATCCCCACCCGGTAGCTGACTTGGACTCTGACCAAATATCCTGAAAAACTCAGGGTAAGAGGTTGGTCTGGTCTAAACCCTTCCGAAGGAAGTTACACTGACTGCCGAGCGAAGCGAGAGTGAGCAAAGCGAACTTCTGACTAACGACAAACAATCCACCGAATGAATCCACCAACCAAGATCGAACTAACCGAGGCCAAGCTACTTGCAGGGATGCGAGGCGGGGCCGGACTCAAACAAGCTCAGGCGACATTGCTTGGCGTTTCGTGGCCCCCAAGTGGCGGGTGGAAAAGGTCGTTGATTGGCAAGCTGATTGACGAAGACAGGTACGAGTTGTTCCTGTCGCTCAAGGAGCAGATGGGGGCGAGAGAAGCATTCAGCCGAATCAAGTCGGTGGTCGCTGAAAACCAAACGACTGCCAGGAGGCGGCGGAAGAGGGCCCGCAAGGAAAGAAAGCGCATGGGTGAATCTCAACAGGCGGATCAAGTCGAGGTTCAAGCGGTGACAGTAGAATCACCCCCAGCGACCGACGATCAAACCTTGGGCCTGCTCGCCGCCCGCACCGCCGAGGTCAAGGAACTGCGGCACCTGCTTTCCGTGCTGATTCCGGTCGTTGAGGATGCCGGGTTGATTACCGACCTTTCCTATGATGACCGGGCGCGGCTGGAGCGGGTCATGAGCAAGATTCCGCTTTCCGCCTGATTCACCCCAACAAGAACAATCCATGAGCACCACCAAAACACCGTTCTACCTCCTATCCAGCAAGATTTCCAACTTGCGCCATCGAATGATCTGCAAGGGCTTCGATCCTACCGAGGTTTGGCTTGGACCCAAGGAAGCGAAAATCATCGAAGACTGGTTCAAGAATGAGGAGAAGATGAACCGAATCAGGTACACGGAAAAGATGATGGTCGAAGGAAAGCCCGGTATCGAGCACGCAATCTTCATGGGCCTGACCATCCGCCTGATGGTGAGCGATGGCGTGCGAGTCGGAACCACAATCACACACCTATGATCCCCACCCCTGAAACCGACGCGAACCTTCACGAATACCATCATGCTTTCGAGTCGATGCAGCCGAACAAGAACGGCGACTGGGTTCATTCTGACTTCGCTCGCAGGCTCGAACGCCAGCGCGACACCATGGCCGCTGCCCTGCGCGAACTCTCGGAACTACCGCTACCCGGCGCGGCTGATGAAATAATCGAAGCTGCGCTTGCTGCCGCAACTTCTCCGCAGTCTTCGTAAAATCGCGCTTGTTTCCGTCATTCTGCTTCGCTGTGTTCTTGGCAGCGTGAGAACATTATGGGAACACGGGTCAGCGGATTTCCTTCCACTTGACCGAAGCCAAAACCGACGCCCCTGCCGAAGCGGTTGCTTGGGCTGTAACCGTCAGGATGTCCCCTGCGGCAGTAGCGAGGTGGCGATAAGCGAGAACCGTCTTGCCGGATAGCCCGCGCTCAGCCGTTGACCGAATCGAATTGCTTGCTGGTAGATAGAAGGACTCAATGACCCGCCCACCAGTAACAGCCGTTGCCGCCGTGTCCTTGTTCATTACGGATTCAGTTGCCGACACCGCCGCGAATGAAGCGCCTGTGAGCGTGGCGTTACGCCGGACCCGAACAACGATTGGCTCAGTGGCAACCGACACGTCGATTCCAATAGGGATGATGACCGCGTGCTGGTTCACTCCGTTGAGTTGGGCTGCTGCCTGAATCGAAATCAACGGCAGTTCAGTAGTTCCAACGGACAATTCAGTAACGCCCATGTCTGCCGCGAACTCCCGCCCGGCCATGTTTTGAAGGTCGTTCCCTCCTTCCGAAATGACGCTCGCGCAGACCGCCCGCATGGTGACCGCCGCGCTGGACGATGCGGCCTCGTAATAGACCGGCAGCGATGCTTCTTGGATGTAAGGAAATGCCTCCTCGTTTGCGCAGTCGAAGGCGTGAACCGGGATGATCTCGCCGCCGATGTCAAACGCCAGTGTCAACCTTCCGACGTAGAGCGCCTGCATTTGAACCACAAGAATCTGCATCTTGGTAAGGTCGAGCGTCTTTCCAGATGGGTTGAGCGCACCCGCGCCGAGGGTGTCGATGTTCCAGCTTGCCTGCGCAACCGACTCGTTGCCCTTTGAAGTGCCGCTGGAGAGAACCAGACTCACGCCAGATGCCGCCTGCTCCAGATATACCCCGTTGGTGCCGTCGTAGTAACCCGCCTTGCGGACAGCCCCGGTGCCGGGTGTTGAGCCGAAAAGGAAAGTGACGAAGGCAAGCTGGCCGCGCCCTGGGGTGTACGGGGCGTAGTAGTGGCTTTGCAGCTTCGAGCTTCCAACGCCAGCGTTGACAACCAAGCTGGCCCATCGCTCGGTTGCGCTGAATGCTGCCGCTACTCCGGTGCCGCTGGCGAGCGAGTCCCACAGGTCAGAGTCGATTCCGTAGGTCAACTGAGAATCGAAGCGGTAGCCGGGGGCGCTCACCCGCAGGCGGGAGAATGCGTCGGTCGAGGTGGCCGGTAGGGTAAGCGGCAGGCTACCAACGACGGTGACCGGAGCGGTGATGCTATCAACGATGTGATGCGGGGCCAGCACGCCGCCGCCAACGTCGGTTGCTTTGACGGTCTGGATGTTGGAGTCTGCGTCGGTGATTCGGAGGTTGCTCATAGGATTACGATGGATTGGGAGTTTGCGGAGTCTGAGAAGTCAACTTGGCTGTCACGGTCAAGCACCCATATTGTTTGAGTGTCGAGAGTTTCCGGTGGGTCGCCGATGGCCGGGGTTGGCGCTCCGTCGTAGAACGTCCCGACGTAGAGCCCTTTCCGCCAGCAAAGCGTGTAGAAGCTGGAGTTTGCCACGGTGACCGGCGCTTGCGGGACTTGGATCGTGGTTGTCAGCGTCTCGGCGGGGATCGTGAAGCTGTGCGAGTGCGCTCCGTCTGGATTCGGCAGAGTCCCGCCGCTGGGTGTCCCTGTGTAGCCAAAGGTTCCGTACGCAGAACCGGCTTCGTCGTTGAAGAAGTGAGAGTGTGGCCCGCTCGCTGGAATCTCGATGGTCTTCTCTGCGACGTTGAGATAAATGTCGATGTCCAAGTCGGGCCGCGATTCGAGCCGATACGACTTCACGGTGAAATCCAGATTCTTCACTCCGCTTCCAAGCGCAATTTCGATGTTCTTGCCAACGATGGCGGCGGTGATCGGGTCGATTCCCTTGATTCCGAGATAGCGGTACTCGCCAGTCTCTCGGTCGAACTCGTCAAAGATGTCAACGTCGGCTCCGTCCGCTTTGGTGAATCCCGGAAGATCGTGGTAGTGCGGCCAGTTGCTTCCGCCATGCTTGATCGTCAGTCGCTCGCTGTCCCCGGTGCCGGTGAGAACTGCGAGGATCACAAACACATCGCCAGCCGTCCCGGCAGTGGGCCCCACCTTGGGCGCGTAGTGGAGTGACTTTTGATCTGCCCCAACGTCGCGTATCTCGATCATGCCGTTGCTGGTGATGAATCCCGCCGCGTCCACATCGAAGGCGATCCCGACTGCCTGGTTCTCGGTGATCGGCCCATGCTCGGTGAGTAGGTTGCCGGTCCAGATGTTGTCGATCTGCCATTCCTTGATTCCATCAACTGTCCCCCCGCCGCCAGCATCGCTTTTGGGGTTGATTTCGGTAACGCACCCTTCGGAGACTGTGACTGCGCGGGTTCCGTCACTTTTGCGGATAAGCGTGGTGAACAGCGGGGGAACATCGTTTGCCTCGCGTGGACGCACCGTGCTTTGCACAGGCTGGGGCGTGGCTGCGCCGGGAGCGAACTCGCGGGGCTTTGGGAAGGGCAGACCGTCCCGGCGCTCAGGAGGGCTCACAGCGCCCATTTCCTGCCCAGTGCCGGGGTTCATCGGCATGGCGAAGTTCTTCTCGAAGATTCGCGGGTCTGGCTTCACGGGGCAGCGGTGGTGTTGGTGATCGCCGCGCAAGGTGCGCTCAGGTGGATTCCCTTGAGCGTGCTCACCCGCGCATAGTAGGTCGTGGACGGCTGCAAACCGGTCACCGTGTCGGATTCGAGGTTGGCGGCCCGCTGGTATGCCACAAGGTTCAGGAAGTCTTCATCGAGAGCGACTTCTACGAGGTGGTCGGTGGCTCCTGCTGCTGCTGTCCAGTCCAGATCAAAGTAATCCGTGCCGGTGGCTGGCGGGTCGAGGTCGGTCGGTGGATCAACAAGAACCACAGCGGCACCACCACCAGTTCCTTCGGGCGAGTACACCTTGACCGTCGTTCTGAGGAATCCGCCTCGATACTGTTCTTGGTCGTCGTGGGCGATGATGCTTGCGGGCCAGTCGGTGAAGTTGGTCGCCTCAAACACCCTCAGAGAGCCGGTGTTCTGGGTGTAAGTCGGATCGTCGCTGCCAATGTCGCACTGGCAAACAACCCGGCCATGAAGGCAAGGCGGGATGTTGTAGGTGAAAAACGGGCTGGCATAGTTCACATTGTTTTCAAGAAGCTGCTCAACAACCGGAATAACGAATTGCGACTTGGACCAAGTGCGGGTCGTCTCGGTCTTGCATGGACCGTCGTATCTCTCATGCTTGAACACCAGTAGATTGAAGGTGTCGGCCCCGCCTTGGCGCTTCGTCCAGTCGAGGATGTCAACGTACTGAAGGACTGCCGGCCAAGTGTAGCGATCATTGCTTGGAACGTCGGCGACCACTGCCACCACCCCGCCCGTGATCGTGCCGGCCACCACCTGAGTTGAACGGAACTGATACCATTCAGCGGTCAGCATCCCGCCAGTGTTCTCGAAGCCGGTTGCCTGCACGCCCCAAAACGTGTTGGTCGGCTGGGTGACCAGTTGGGCGGCGGTGGCACTCGGGGAAGTTCCAGGCACCGTCTCTGACCCGTGGTAAAGCGTGGTGGTGTCAAAAAGTGGCTTTCCGTTCAGCGGGTCGATTCCGACGCTCACCAGTGGCACCCGCTTGACGTACTGCCGGTTCTCAACCTTGAAGGTCGGCTCAAGCTGCATCCCTGCCCGACCCGCGCTGCGAGCAATCAGGATGAATCCATCACCGCTGAAAAGGTTGTCCGAACCGATTGGCATTGCCGACGCCGGGGCGGGTGACGACTTGGAAAAGCTGCTCGCCGGGTAGATCACCGTGCGGGAAATCGAATCGAAGTTCTGCCCGCCGATGGAACACTTCGACCATTCCCAGTTCGAGAGTAGCTGTACCTCTTCGCTCGGGATTCTGGCGTGAATGAGCGTCTGGACCTTCTTGTTGTCCTGGGGAGTCTCGTAAGCGTCGATGATCAGGGAATCTGACCAAGTGCTTCCAAGCTCAAGCGCCATGTTCCCGCCGATGGCCGGGAGAGTCTTTTCGGCGGCGACAGTGCGCCGGGTGGTGTAGATCGTGCCGTTGAGCGGAAGGCTCAGCTTTTGGGAAGTGGTAATTGAGCTGTATGCGTCCATTTCACAGGCGGGAAATCATGCGCGTGCCGCTGGCCTTGCGCGGGTTGAGTGAGGCGAGGAGTGAGATTGCCGTCTGGTAGGCCCGCCCGATTTCCTCGGGATTGCCACCGCCACGGGCGAAGTCACAGGCAAGCAGGCGTTGGCGGGCGACCGGGTAGAAGATCGACTGCACCCACTGAAGCGGGATTGGCAGCGTGTCGTTGCTGCTCAGGTCGGTGATGACCATGGGAACGACCATGGCGGAGTATTCGAGGAAGCTGTTGACGGTCGGCGCGGCGGTGAGGCGCAAGCGGTAGGATGGCGCTGCGGTCCCGCTCGGGTTCCATGTTTCGACCAAGTAGCCGCAAGGAGCCCCGCGCAGGTCGGTAGCCGCGTCAACGTGCCGGTTGAATCCGAAATCCTCCTGCTCGGTTCGCTGGATGTTGGGCGATACAACCGGGGGAATCGGTTTTCCGTTGATAAGCACCTCGCCGGATACCTCCATCACGTCCGATGGCAGGTCAAGCGACGTGTGCCAAACGGTTGCCGTGGTGGTTCCGGTCACTCCGTCATGCGGAAACTTCAACTCGACCACCCGCGATGCGTTCTTGATCCGGTTTTCCACGCTGGCCCCGTCGATCTGGATTTGGCAGCCAGTGAACCAGCTTTGCCAAGTTCCTTCGCTGATGGTGGCTACTGTGCTGCCATTGGTCACCGAGATTGATACACCGCTCACCGGGGCTTTCAGGATCGCCCCGCGCTCGTCGTAGCGGACCCATGGCGAGGACTTGCCGAACACCTCCTGCAATGCCCCATTCATCGCCAGCAACACCGCCCCGTTTCTGCCGGGGTAGTCGGCGGAATCTGGGATGCTCCGCTCCTCGGGGGAAAAGAGCGTCATGAGTTGGGTTGCGATGGCGTGAATGGTCATTGGGAGGGAGGATTATTGCAGGATGGTCCAGTCTTTCGCCAGAATATCGGTTTGTGAAGCGAGCCATCCGGTCAGGATTTTCTTGTCGGCGGTGAACATGCGGATGCTTCCAAGCGCGTCAAAGGTGTCGCCGCCAACTTCCGATTCGATCACCGCACGAAGCGCCGGGTCGTGAATGACTTTGGTTGGGATGCCGTCACTTGCCGGGAGCAAGAAAAGGAACATGCCTTTTCCGTTCCATCCTTCGCGGGCTACGCGGTGACCACCCTCCAAGGCTTCGATGGCTTGTCCGAACGACAGGCCGGATTGAGCGAATCGAGAATAGGTTTTCTCGAAGATGTCGGGTTTACATGGGTAGAACTCGCCTTGAACTCCTTTGATGATCCAGTCGCCTTCGGTGGCAGTCATTACGCCTTCGAGAGTCTGGATTTTCAGGTATGCTTTCCCGGCGTTGTCCCAACCGACCGCCAGCGGCTCTTCGGCGTTGATGAACGCTGAAATGTTGCTGATGGTGTCCGCGTCGTCGGCAAACTGGATTGCTTCAATCGTGACGGGCTTCTTGGTGAATTTACTGATTAGTTTCATTGTGGTTTCGTGGTGATGATTATGCTGGCTGGAGTGCTGCCTTTTTCGCCGCCTGCTTGGCTGCCCGTGCTTCGCGCATCGCCTTCATGCGGTCGAGGGTCGGCGTGGCGGTCTTGGGCGTCTCGGCGACTGGCGCGGGGGCCTCGTTGGCGGGCTCGTCGGGTGGGCCTTCGTCGTCAGGTCCATAAAGCGTCTCCGCCTTGATCCGGTCTGTGGTCTGGTCGAGAGCAAGGCAGGTTTGTTTGGATGGGTTTCCGCGTGCAACGAGGTCGATTGCATCAATCATGATCCCTGGGGCGTGAAGCTCAACAGCGAGTCGGCGAAGCGAGGCGATAGTTTCCAGATACGGGAAAGGGTTTTCCATTTGGTGACCGAACGCGGCCACCTTACCACCCCACGGCACCGGCAGCAGGATCAGGCTTTCCGCGTGTCCTGAGTTCGCCTGAATATCATGAGCGACGCTCTGGTTGTCCTCGTAGGGCTTGGCGCAGTCGATCCCAAAGGACCAAGCAGCGAGCGGGATGTCGATGAAGTGGCAGCGCATCTCGGGCGAGTAGTCCAGCACGTAGGAACGGCGCTTGCCACGAAGGCGGTAGAGCGATTGGTTGGCGACCCGGCGAACAATGACACGGATTGCAATGGTGTCGGTCGGTGCTGCAAGCAGGTTGGCTTGCGCCTGGGTCATTTCAGAAGGGAAATTCATAAAGGAAAAGGAGTTGGGATTTCAAAAGTGAGGGGTGGACTTCAAAAGGAGGAAAGCCGGGTGGGGAAATCCACTAACCCACCCGGCCCCTCAGTTCATCAGGCTACATAGGGGGTTGGATACCCCTCATGTTCCACGACGTGTTCCAGCACGAGGTAGCCAGCAGGAACCTTGTTCGGGTTCTTGGTGACACCTGCGCCAAGGATGGTTTCAAAGCCGCGACCGATGGTGAAACCAAAGTCACGGGTTTGCTCGATTGGGTTCATCGCAATGCGACCGTTCGCATAGCAGGCTGCCATGCTGCCGAAGACGAATCCGCGACCGATGACGTTCCCGTTCTTGTTGGCTTGAAGCACGATGGCCCCAACGTCAACCCGGTCGGTGAGACGAACACCAGTTGGAAGCGTGATCGTGCCGCCCGTGCCGGTGTTGTCGATGATCCGGTCAGTGCCGGTGCCAGCGATTGCAGCGGTATTGCCAAGGACCAAGTTGCCAACGGTGGTTGCGTCAATGGCGGTGGTGCCGCTGGCAGGCGCAAGCAAGTTGGTGATCTTGATGCGGGTGCCGATGTTGTCGCTTCCGACGTAGGACACAAACGCGCAGTCGCCATTCGGGTTCACGATCCAAGCGTAGTACACGCCAGAATCCGTCACGGCTGCTTCATCGTCGGTGCTTTGAACAAACCGATAATCGTAGCCGTTGAAGAACTGGAAGTAGCGAGGCGTGCCGACTCCGAAGCTGGTCACTGCGGCAGGGCTGGCGATCAGGTGATAACCCGAGTCCGAACCTTGCGGAGACGCCCAAGCAGCGGTTGCGCTGTTGAATGCCTTCGTGATCTTGGCCTTGGCGAGCATCGGATTGCCGATGTAATCATCCCACGATTCGTCAATGATTGGGAACTCATACCAAGGCATTCCGCCCCAGTTGAGTAATTCACCAGTGAAGTTTGCGTTGGATTCCCCGCGACTGTCAGCGTTGGCCTTGACCGTGTTGAAGGTCGAGTCATTGCGAATCGGCAGCATGGCTTGGTCAGTCGCCATGATGAGGTAACCGTCGATAGGCGATCCGCTACCGCTCAGGCGATGGCTGATTGGCTTGCCGCCCAACGTCCGCAGGCGAGAGCGCGAGGAGTGCGCAACGCTCAGGGCAAGGGTGTCGGTGTGAAGCAGGGCGTCAGTCGAACCACGATTGCCGGCGCGATAGATGTTCCCGCTGGCACTCTTAATCAAGCGCATCATCATCAGGTTTTGACGAAGGATGCCCATTTTCTGAGCGAGCAAGTCCACGGTGGTTTGCACCAAGGAACGACCGGCGCTCAAGAACTCGACCTGTTCACGGTCAAGCTCGAATCCGTCACGATGCCACCCGACGCGCACGCCATAGGTTGCCATGATCGACTTGCTGGTGTTGCCGGTGAGTTCCTGATTCCCCATCACGCCGGGACCGCCAGGGGTTCCGATGACGTTGAAGTTGACGACCGAAGAACCGCCCGCAGCGAGGTCGGTTTTCTTCGCGAAGATCGAGCGAACTCCGCCGTGCATCCCGCTCTTGGGATTCATGGACGAACTGAATTGCTCGAACGCATTGTGTTGGACGCTGGCCTCTTCAAGCACGCGGGAGTACATTTCTCCCTTGAGCTTCGAGTCCATGGCGACCGCATCACTGAGTGCCTGCACGGTGGCATTGGCATTGAAGGTGTTAGGCATGGTATTGGTGTTCTAAATGGTTGGTGTGTGATTGGCCGTGCGTCACTCGGTAAAAAGAGCGGCCCGCACGTCTTCGATTGGGGCAGTTGCAACCAGCGCTCTTGCGTCTTGCAGGCTCATCCGTTTTGCCGTAGCCGCTCCCGGTGCCAGTGATGTGCCGACCGGGCGCGAGGCGCGGGCGGGTGGCTGTTGGAACTGCTTTGGTGCCTCCTTTTGGCCTAGCATCTCCGCGACTTCATCCGCAAACGCGATGATGAAGCGAGGGTCCGCTAACGATGGGTCGCGCCTTGCCTTGGCTGCCGCAACCTTGTCGTCAAGGATGCGAGAGAAAGGCGACGTGTCATCGGTGCTTTCGGGATACTTGCTTTCAACCGCTTCAACCGCTGAAACAAAGTCTGCCTGGTAGGATTGCGCGGACTGCTTCGCGGCCTTTTCGGCCATCTCGGCACGCAGCAATTCAATGCTCGCAGCTTCAATCTCCTCAGTAATCCTGATTTGGACATCTGGAGCTTGGTAATCAAGGGCAGCTTGGCGGCGTTCTTCACGCAACGCTTCGATTCTGGCCCTGATTTCAGCAACGCTTTGCGAGGGAGCTTCCTCCTGTGCTTCGGCTTGGTGCTGTTCGATTCCGTCTTGTCCTTCTTGGAGGGGGATGGCGGCAACGGGTGTTTCTCCTTCTGGGGTTGCGGGCTTTCCTGTAAGTTTCAGGATGGCTTCGGCAATTCCTTTGGATTCTCCCTTGCGAACCATGTCAATCGCGGTGGCAAGTGTGGCTTGGTCGTCTTCCGGCAGTGCGCGGACTGACAGGCGGCCTTTCGGTTTGGTGCCTGCTGGTTGCTCCTGCGTGCCGTCGCCTTGGTCCCTATCCTGCGGCTGTTCGCTCGCTGGGTCTGGTTGCTCGGTAGTGGTGGCAGGCGCTTCTTGGCGCTGCTGGATTGTCGGTTGTCTATCGGATGGGACTGCGCCCCCTTCCAGCATGTCAATCAAGGTAGCTGAATCGAGGTTGGCAATCGCGGCGTGTGCATCGAACGCTGGCTGCTCGCCTTGCGTGGATGCTGCGACGTTAGCCGCTGGCTGTTCGCCTAGCTGGGTGCCGTCGTTTTGGTTGGTGGTGCTCATCAGCGGCAAGTGTGCCGCCGTGCCGTCCTAGAGAAACGGGCGCAACTGATTGCGCGTTATCGCGTAGCCTGTGCGTGCATCGCGTCCCTGCCCCAGAAAGCACCCGCCGAAAGCCAGCCGTAGCGAGCGAATGTTTCCATGACCTCAAGTGGCATGGTGGCAGCTTGCGGCCAGTGGGTGAGGTTGCCGTTGAGTTCAGGCCAGAAGTCGATTGCGGCACCTCGGGCGTGGAGGCTTGGAAGTGACCCGCCGCGCATGGGTCTGTTGTTGAAGCACCCGGCGAACTTCAGCAGAATCTCAGGATGAGACTCGGATAGCTCCGCGATGATCCGGCCAAGAGAATCAGCTACCTTGGCATGGCAGCGGATGGTTTTGACCCGCTTGCCATCATAGCGAACGTCGAAGTCAGCGACTGGCATGTTGACCAGCTTTGATTCATCTCCCGACGCGCCATAGAACTTCGTGAGACTGGCTTGGTCGGTCGCTGGCCACGGGTTAGGCTTTGGCATGAGCGAGCGAAGATGCGCTTGGCAGGCGGCGATTGACTTAGGGCCAAAGAAGCCATCCGGCACGGTGCCGATCTTCGCTTGGATCGCTTTGATTTGGTCGGAGGTCATGGCTATTCGATGATTGCTAGGAAAATGATGGAGATGATTAGCGATGTCCACACAAGCAGCATTTCAGGGTGCCTCTTGTGAAACAACCATTCGGCCTTGGCTCCTTCTTTCAATGCCTGCCAGTTCACTTCTCGTCAATGATTTGAGCCACTTCTACGGCAGCATTTACGCTGGCAGCGTCCGGACCGCTGGTTTTGGTGACCGTCACGGTGCCGTCAGGAGAGGTGACGGTGGTTTCGGTGGTGACGCAACTGGTCATCGAGTAGGCAAGACAGGCGATGGCGAATAACAGGACGGTGGTTTTCATAGAGTTTGTTTTCTTCGTTGGCATTCTGTCATGGCGTCTTCAACCCGCTCTAGCAGTTTTGAGTTTTGCTCAATCACCATTCGGGTTGCGACGTTGTTGGCGACGATCTCTTGGATCAGCGACTCGTACCTATCGGTTCGCTTTGTTGCTTGATCGTCTGATTTCCCTAGCCTGACAACAAGCCAAGTCATGGCCCCGCCTCCGAATGCAAGAAACGTCGCTATGCCTCCCCATCCAGCTAGCGGGTCGGTTCCGGTTGCGGCGGCATCGGCTAACTGCTGACCAGCAATGGCGCTGCAAACTGTGGCTAGGACGAAAAATGCGATTGCTATAATGTGGTTCATTCGGCGGGGTCTTGTGCGGGTTCTGGTTGCGGTTCTGGTGTTGGTAAATCTACAACCGCCCCGTTCACGATGGCGCGGTTTTGGGCGGCGAGTTTCGCATCCACGCTGCGCAAGTCGCACGGTTCGGTTACTGGTTGCCCGAGCTGCCGTTGGATAGGCGCAATCGCGGCGTGTAGCGCGGTTCCGACTGCGTAGTGGTCGCTGAATTGCGCGGTGCGATTTTTGGCTTGCAGCCATGCGGTCAGTTCACCGGTCGGCATCGCGAGCGTTCTTGCGGCCATCGCATTTAGCCCGTCGCACGCGGCTAGGATGAATCCAAGAATCCGCTGCGCGTCGGCAGCGTTGTCTGCGTCGAGTTTTTCGGTGGTGGTTAGTAGACTCATGGTGAGAGTTTGGTGATAGACGCGGAGATTTTTCCAGACGCGATTTCGATTGTGACGCCGCTGGTTGCTGTCCACTGCGCGGCTACGATCTTCGCCGTTCCTCCAGTCGCGCCTGTTCGGAAAATCGCGTAGCCTCCGATTGGTCTTGGCCCGGTTGCAAGCGTGATTCTGGCGTATAAAGCAAGGTCCAAGGCGGCGATCCAGTAAGCCGATTGCGGCGTTGTATCGGCGGCAAATACTATCCCTGATCCGTTTGTTGATGTCGAGTTAAAGTCGCTGCTCGGAACTCTCAAATACATCCTTAGCCCGCCTGATCCGCTGGAGTTAACGATGGCGGTCCATTCTATTTTGTAATCAGTATTTGCTTCGAGAGTGAAACTCATGCCGGTAACATCAGTGACAGCGTTTGAGTTCGTCACTGACCAAGTTCCAGTTGATTTCTTTCGTTCGGTTCCAAGATAGTTTCTAACCGCTTCAGGAGTCCCAAGTGGCACAATCGCCAAACCAGCGGCACCGAATCCTAGCGCGGTCAAGTGCGCGGTTTGCGCGGTAGCGTCGGCATAGCTCCAAGTCGTTCCGCTGGCGATGGTCGTTACGCCGGAGATTGTTCCGGTGGCGAGCGATGCGGTTGATTCAGCGGTTCCGGCGTAAAGCGCGTTTGTGGCGGTTGCGACTGTTGCCGTTGCCAAGTCTCCAGGCTGCACGGCTGATGCTGCCAGCGCCCCTTGTGCTGCTGTTGCTGCTCCTACGTCCGCTGCGCTTGGCATTGCGTGAACGTGATCGCTGCGACTCGCTGTCGTCGCCACGCCTGCCGCTGCCGTGCCGAGTGCTGCCGGCGTCGCGTCTGACAGGTCAGCGCCACCGCCACTTTCCGCCACGCGGTAACGAGCCCAGCGGGTCTTCGTGGCGTTGTAAATCCACTGGATGCCGTTGGGGTCGGTCCACGGGTTGAACTGGTATTGATTCGGATTGTTTGGCCAGGTCATGCTTTTAGTATCCCCGCTTTTTGAAATTCAAAGATTCCGGTGCCGCGTCCAGGCGTGATGAGAATCCAGATTTGAGTTGTTCCGGCAGGCACGGTGAACGGGTCACAGTAGATGGTTGCGTCAAACTCACTGATCGGTGAGACGGTAGTTTGGTAAGGGCACCATGCGTTGTAAGTCCAATCTTCCACGCCGGTAGCGCCCACGCATTGCACGGAGATCCCGACGCCTGCGAGGTTCTGACCAGTTGGAATACGGATACGAGCGGTTGGCCTAATTTGTGTCCCGATCAGTGCCGTGACGCCCGATCCAGTCAAGCGGTCGTAAACCCCATTCGTAGCCGATGAGCTTGGCGAGTCGGTTTCGGTCACGATTTCCACCCGTTGCCAATCGCCGTCTGAATCGCTGACCTTTGAAAAGATAGCGTCTGTTCCGACGTTTTGCAGGTAGTTGTTAGCCCATCCGGTTGCGAGCGTGGTTCCGCCTGCGACGTATGCGTTAGGAGTCACCCACGATGCGCTTCCGTTGGCTGGAATAGTCGGTGGTGTTCCTGTCCATTTGTCGGCAAGAAACGTCTTCAAGTCATCAGCCATGAGGTATGCAAGCGCGGTGCCGGGGTGGATTCCGTCAGGGTTTGGTCCGTTGGTGTTGTCTGGGTACCAAACCGGATCGGCATAGCCGTTGCCATCTTTTGTGATCAGGTCATCCCATTGGCGGTAACTCCACAGCCCGTCCTCTTCCCACGCCAAGCGCAAAGCGGCGTTGATGGCGATTATCTTGTCTCTGGTGGTCGTGCTGTTCTGCGAGCTTGCCCGTTGCAATATGTCGGTGCCAATAACCGGCTTGCCGGTCGCAACCAGCGCAGCCCACACGGCGCGAACGCGAGCAATGGTTGTTGGAGCATCCTGATCCGGCACATCGTTGGTGCCGATGTGGACGATGTAGAAATCAGGATCAGCCGCGATGGCGTCGTCAATCGGGAGCAGATCACCATAGACAACCCCGCCATTGACGTAGGTGTAAGCGGTGATTCCTGAATAGCCGTGATCGCGATCAATCAGCGTGCCGACTTTGTAGGTGTTTGCGGCGGTCGGCCCAACTCCAACAACCTGTCGATTCGCGATTTGCTCAAGCACCGCCGCCCATCCGCGCTGGTCGAAGTTGATTGAAACGCGACCTGCTGGGTTGTTGCTCAGTGTGCTTCTGTCGGTGATGCTATCACCAACGGCGGCGAAGGTGGCAACGGATGGGATCTGTGGATCTTCCTCATGACTCACCTGCACCCACACACCATCAGGCGCGGTGCCTTCGTAGCAGTTGAGCGTTCCATCCGTCGTGTCGCGCCAAAACGGATGCTCGGAAGGATCGGGAGCGGTGGCGCTGGCGTAGGGCTCGCCGGTGCCGGTTCCTCCCGCTGCGGCCCATTCCTCCTCGGTCATCGGCGGGTCGTCCGTGGTGGTGTCGAGGTAGGATTGATAGGCGGATTTCCCATCATCTCCAGCGGGTCCGACATGGCCAAGCGTGATCGGTGCGGTGATGTTGACCGAGGTGATAGTGACTGGCGCTGTGATCTCGGTTGCCATGGATTAGCGGGTGGTGTCGGCGTAAGCCGTGATGACTCCTTTGTAGAGGGTGAGTGGGTTACTGTCTCCGGTGGCATAAAACTCCATGTCCCAAGTCCAGTCGCCCGCCAGCGGCAGGAATCCTTGGGTTTCTGGAATGCTTGCGGCCCAGGTTGTCGCGTTGCTGATGGTGATTGGTCCGTCGCGCTCTGCCGTGCTGTCAGAGTCGAGCTTGAAGACAAGACCGCTCGGGTGCAGGAAGTGCATCTTGATCCGCGCAAGCGTGGCCGCTGGTTGGGCCGAGTTGATTAGAACCGGCCCGATGACAGGGATTCCAACCCACTTGTCGCCTCGCTTGACTGGCTCAAGGTCGATGTTGACGGTGTAATCTGCCATGGCTTACGGGGTAGCGGTGAAGGTCTTAACCCATCCGTCTTGCGTGGTTGTAGGGTCGTTTTTCAAGGCGGTCCAAACGTCGGTTCCGTCAGTAGCAAGACGCCCTAGAGTGGCCGGGGTGCCTAGCACCTCGTCAACTCCGCTGTCATCCCACACCAGAACGTCGCCGCCAATCGGAACAACGTCAGTTCCGTCGCCTGCGGTGATCTCCAGCGTGAATTGATGGTCCAAGGCTGGCAGTGCCTCGATGGCTGCGATGATCTCGTTGACGGTCGATGTCGAGGCGTAATTCAAGCCGCCACCCGCGAATGTCTCTGTGTTCGCTCCTGAGACATGCCCGGTGCCATCCGTTGTCACGTCGAACTTGTCACCAGACGGAGGCAGCGCCTCCAGCGCCGTCTTGAGGAACGCAACCGCGTTGGCGGTATTGTCTGCCAGCGCATCGACGCCCGCCGTATTGCTGCCGGTGCCGTCGCCCATCGTGACAGGCGGGTTTGGGCTGGAGAAAATCTTTGATCCGTCACTCAATCGGGTGCAAAGCAGTGCGGTTCCGAGCTTGGTCGCTGCCCCGATGTTGAAGTTGTGAGCGTCCATCGCGGCCTGCACGGCTGCAACAACTGCTGTGTCGGTGTTGGCCGCCGCGTCGGGCGCTCCCTCGCCGGTTGTCGCCAGGTTGATGACGATTTGCTGACCGGAGATTGCCACGCTCAAAGGCGTCGAGGTGCCAGCAAGCGCCACCGAGCATGAGAGCTTGGTGTTGGCCCATGTCCCGATATACCCGGCCCGCTGCTCGATCTTGAGTTGCCCGCCAGATGCGCCGACGCTTTCGGTCAAGGTTAGCTTGGCGGCTGTAACCCCGGCTGCGGTGCCAAGGGCAACTGCCACGTTCTTGGTCTGGGCGTCGTAAGTGGCTGAGAGTGCTTGCGATGGCAGGACGACCGTGCCGCCGCCGAAAGATGCATCTAGCGGTAGTTTAGCGAGAGCGAATGTGATCGTCCGTCCGTTGCCCTCGTTGGATGGCAAGCAGTGCTTTACAACCATTGCGGTGCCGCTGGTCGTGATCTCAGCCGCTGCCGTGTCGCCTGCGCTGGTGGCCGGGTAAGCGTCGATCTCGTTGGCGTTCGGGATGACCTCAATCGGCGAGTTCGGCCCCTCGGGGTCTTTGATGTTCAGGACCGTGATGTTGCCAGCCGCTCCAATCGGGATCGCGGTAGCGGCTACGGTGGTAGCGCCAACCACCCAATCGCACGTCGCCTGCACGGCTGCGGAGTAGTTGACCGGCTCGCCATCGTAAGGCGGCATGTTTACCCCTTCGATCCTTCCGATAAGCTCGTCGGCTGAGTAGGCTTTGCGGGTTTCGTTGTCGATTACCCGGTGGGCGAAATGAGAAACGGCACCTTCTGGCACCGCTCCTTTTGGCATCCACTCCTTGCAGGCTTTCTCAAGGTCGCGTTGTGAGGTTTCCCCGGCGCGTGACTCGCGGAGCCATTCGGCGGATGGGGACGGGATTTGGTGAACTGTGTTTGACATGGCGGTTGGTCAGATAGTGGGTTGAGGGGTGGCTAGAGAAACGGGCGCAACAGGATCGGCGGATGGCGGCATCTCGCCTCCTGGTGCCACTGCCTGCGACTGGATGAACGCTTGGAATGCTGCTTGCATCTCGGGCGGGAGCAGCGCCATGACCGCCTCTGGCGTGACGGCAGCCTCGCGGATAACGCGGTCGGCATCGTTGAATCCAAGGCTGGCGAGCGCCTGAATGAATAGGCGGCGTTGGGATGCTTTCTCGGTTTCCGGCAGCATGGCGTATTGGCCGGCAATCCCGATTCCGGTTGTGGCGGCGGCTAGTTTGTCCTGCGACTGGCTTTGCGTCATGGTCAAAGTGACGTTGGCGGTGAGGTTCTTCGCGTCCGCTGCTTTCAGTTCCAGAAGCTCCGCGTCCTGACCTTCGCCCCATGTGAAAACCTCGTCGTGGTTGTGGTTGGCGTAGTGGAGATGCACCGAGAACGAGACAAACTTGGTGATGTCCGTTTTCATCTGGGAGATCGGCACCTTTACCAGCACCGCCCCGCGTGAGATGATCTGATTTACTCCGGTGGCCGTGTTGCTCTGCGGGGCTCCTTTCAATTCGCCCTGGGCCGCGCTGGATATACCCGACTTCATCTGCATCATCTGCGTCATCTGACCAAGCAACTCGATTGAGCGGTTGTCGTTGTCGGGCATCGCCAAGAACTCGAAAGCGTCGGTGATCTTGAAGCCGTCGTTAAGCTCGTAGGTTGTATCTGGGTCGATCACGAAATCCTTGCCCTGGTGTTCATCGGCAAGAGCGTTTCGGTGAAACCCTTTCAGCACGTCCGATGATTTCCGGTTGTGGTAGGTGACGTTGTTGTACTGCCCGTCCACCGCATCGTTGGCATCCTCGTATTTCTCGAAGTACCCTTTGCCGGTGATCCGGCCCGCCGTCTTGAAGCACCGCACCGGGAACACGGGGAGCATTCCCTTGGGGGTGACGTTGGCGAGGTACTCGCACTCAAACAGAATGCTCAGCTTTGGGGAAAAGATCACGTTGACCCGCACCGTCTTGCCATTTCCCAACGGGGCGCAGCGGATGAATCCCTCGACCAGCTTGATTTTCGGGTTGGCTCCTTCGTCAAAGCGGTATGGGTCGGCGGTGGTGGCGTTGGTTTCTCCCCGGTGATCCCGTGCCGCGTCGTTCCCTGATTCATCGGCCAGCAACAGAAGCTCGCGGCGGGTGTCCTCGCCTAGTCCGTAGTGGTTACAGATGTCATGCACGCCCATCTCGAACTGATGGAAGAAGTCGGTGTAGCGCAAATCAAGCTCGGGAGCGGTGTCATCAAAGGCGATGTTCCGGTAATCCAGCAAGCTCGCCTCGGCGTTCTCATAGACCATCTGGACATTCTGGACAAGAAGCTCGCGCCATTCCACGTCTGCCGGGTCCAGTCCTTCGGGAAGGTGTTCAACGTCGCGGATGTAATCGTTGGTATTCTGGTCAAGAATCGGCTGCCCGGTGGAAATCGAGTGGGCGCAATCTTCGAGCGTTTCATACTCCTCGGGGTCTTCCAGCCAGCGGACTTTGACGAACTGGGTTCCAAGGTCACAGGCTGCGCGGAGCGTGTCGATCCCGACGCTCTCGATGTTGCTCTGGTTGAGCTTCCAGTTGGCGTTCTTGGTGATGATGTCGGCCAGTTGAATCTTACTCGGCCCCTCGGGGGTGGCCGCAAGCCAAGGGCGGGTGCCGAAAATGTCGTCCCGCGCTTGGGCATAAACGAAGTCGGCAAATCCTGCCGTCATGCCAAGGGTGAAATTCTGGCGGGCGAAGATTGATTCGGTGGCGTTGGTGATGTCCTCCTTGGGGATTTTCCGGTCGGTGTAATCGTCATCCGAAAGGCGCTCATACCGGGCCATCCGGTTACGCCAGAAGCTCAGCCCATTGTGGAGCGAGGTCCATCGAGAGTCCGCGTAATCCAGCAACCATGACTCCTGCTGCTCGGTCATTGCCTTTGAAAGCACCGAGTTTGACCGTGAAAACAACCGCCCCGGCTTCTTGTCTCCCTTGTCGCCAGGCTTGCGCTTGGTGGGTGGATTGCCGGGAGCTTCAAAATGCAGGTTCATGCCGCGCATGGTGCCACCAGCCATCCCCTAGAGAAACGGGCGCAATTTGTTGTTGCTGGTGCGTTAGAAATGCGCTATCGCCTATGGGCGTGAAATCCTCAACCACAAAAGCTGCCGTTCTCCCTCCGAAACAGGTCCGCAGGCAATGCACCGAACTGGTCATCGCTGCCGCCAAGAAATACGATGTTCCGCCCGCGATGATCGTTGCCCACTGCCGGATGAAACGGGTTTGCGCGGCTCGCATCGAGGTCATGCGCCAGATGTTCGAGCTTGGCTTGAAGCGGGCTCAGATCGCCTTTGCCTTCGGTCGTGACTTGCGGCGGGTCCGCTCCTCCATCATCGGGGGTCCTCCTCGCAATCCGAATCGACTCAAGCTCAACTTCCGCACCGTGCCATGAATCCACTTCCGTTGATGACGCTGGATGATTCGCTTCCAAGGAATCGACCTTATCCAATTCACCCAGAAACTGGATTGCTGTGGACCGAGAAAGACGATGAGCTTAGGAGTCTCGCCCTTGATCTATCCTTTGATCTTGGAGACGATGACAAACTCGACAAATCGGAATACGGGAAGGCGACTGAAGGACTGAAGTTCGCCGAGGTTCCCGTCGTCATGAAAACCGTCTTGGTCTATGGGTCTGCCGTCAAAGGAGTTGCGTCTAGTCGCGAAATGTTCTCCTGCCACCCTGAAACATGGGAAGGCTTTTCGGAAGAACTCAAAGCGCAGTACGAGCCGAGAGAGCAACCTAAGTATCAATTTCTGTCAAAACCCATAGAATCATTCCCATCATTCGAGACTAAAGGACCGGAAGAAAGCTTTGTTGGGGCGGATGGAGTTGATCGTTCCTCCATCCTCAATGACGTTGACGATGACGGCGAGGTTGTCCGCGCTGGCGACCATATCACCTTCGCCTATGGCATTCCGCCCGTGCATGTCGTTGCCAGAATCGAATCAATCAACCGGGTTCTCTACGCCATGACGCCGGAACACAACCCAAAGCGGTGCCGTCTCTCGAAGCTGAGAGAGTGCGTCGGCGCTTGGTGGAAACATTTGCCATGAACAAGCAACTCACTATCAAGCCAGCATTCCGCCCAAAGCAGATTGTTTTGCATGTTGCCGACCCTGCGGCGCGTCTA